TTGCTATATCTCTTTCAAATTGAGCGCCTTTGTTTCTACTGTTAATCGTCATCTTTAATAATTTTAACCTTTCCTGTTTTATGGTTTTTTACTCTAATAATATTACCTTGTTTTATTTCTGTATAACCGCTCCCGTTGTTAACGTGTATATACCATTCAGACTTTTCTCTACTTAATTTAAGTCTTTGCTCTTTTACTAATTCTTTATATTGCGTCATTATTTTTTATAGTTTTTAACTAGCCCCATTTCTTCTCTATCAAAACCTAAAGGATGTGGGGACAAACACTCCAATTCATCTTTACTAAAATGTATGTATGGCTCTGAGTCTTCCTCGTATACAGGCTCTGCTACCGTTCCAAACCTAACGTCATACACTTTATCTTTTTGCCACGTATGACTGTAAACACTATCAGTCATAGCGTAAACAATAACAAAAGGATGGTTGGTTGCGGCTGATAAAGCAGCGCCCATTCGTAGTTTGCTAGACGACAACAATAAAGTGTCATACTTATCTATACCAAAACTCCTGCACTTTACTTCTAGCCAAAAAGAAACTTCTTTACTTTCGCACCAGTAATCTAGGCCGTATGATACTGGAAGCTTATGACATCTAACATTCCAAAGTCCTTCTATAAAACCAGCAACGCGCTCCTCTCGCTTTTGATCGTTGATATTTTCCATTTTGGGTTTAGGTTGTTCCATTCACATCTCCTTTTTTAAATATTACCCTTACGAAATACTTTCTAATAATTCCAACAATTGTAAAAACTGCAACTTGTATTATTGAAATGGTTAAATTAGGTAATTGAAAATAAGTGCATACATTTAATACAGCAAAGCTCAAAGGTATTGCTATAAGAATACCCAAGCCTACATCACTTACACTTTCTTTTAAGGCTCTTCTGTCTATCTTCATATGCTTGTCTCATAAATTTGTCTTCCTGTCTTTGGAAAGACCACTCTAAAAATCTATTAATTAAATTACCTATAAATCTTCTCATCAATCCTCGTTAAAAAACTCAGGGTCTATTGCAACAATACGCTTGGTTGGTCGACCTGTATTAGATTTCTTCACATCCTTTTCTTGTATCTCTCCTGAGTTTTTAAGTCTTTCTATAATTTCTTTTACTTCGTATGACTTCATACTTCTAAATATTTCACGTCTATCAATATCACGTTTACTAATACCCCACTCGCCTTGAGAACGAATAAAGCTAAGTATCTGTTTGATACGTCCTTCCATTTCAGATCCTGCAACTTTGTCTTTACAAGATTCTATTAATAACTGGTCGTAATAATTAACATAATCAATAGCCCATTGGGTTATATCACCGCTAATAGTTTTAGCTCTTTTGTTATCAGCCAAAGCTCCTATTAAAGCTAAGCGCATAGCTTTTTCTCTAGTTCTAGATAGCAATACTTCTAAACCTTCTTTTTCTAATTTGTTTTGTTGGTCCACTAAGTCGTATGCAAGTTTTTCTAATAAGTTTCTACTATCGTCATCAAAGGTAAGTATGCGTTGTTTAAAATCTAGCTCAGCATTATCTCTAGCTATCTGCTCCATTTCGTTATTAGTTTGTCTTACATCAGTCACCCAATCGTATACAGCTTTAGGTGGCTCAACGTAAGGTATCATTCTGCCAACGCTTCTTGGCACGTGAGATTCAACAACAATAAATCTATTTAAGAAACCGTCAACAATACGCCCAGTTGATAAAGCACCATAAAAGTTTTTAGGAACACTCATACCGACTAACGTAATAGCAGGTTTAATCGTAGACCTATCCATAGCTTCCTTTTGTTGTTTTTGATTGAGCGTCATCATTGAATAATTATCTGGACGCAAGACACCATGACACCTACCCCACGTTTCCATTAGCACTTGCAGAGCGTCTTCTTTATTAGAGTTAGATGCTTTAGATATACTTTCAAGACGTTTACCAAACTCATCCATAACTGTTATATGAGTTGGTTTATATCTAAGTAAAGAATAAATAGCACCACTAGATGTATAACCATCACCAGCCATTAAATCAGAATGGTCTGCTTTATCTAATATAGATTCAACAACAGTCTTTACGTTCTCTTTGCCTTGACCCGATTTAGCAATACACATAAAAAATAAAGATGAAAAGTTATTCATATCTGTTCTATACATTCTTCCTGCGGCAACAGATCCAACGGATAGAGCGGCTTGCATACTTATAGCTGGCTGGGATATCTTGGCTATATTCTCCGAGTAATCGTATATATCTTTGAGAACACCTGGAGGACTATATAAGTTAGTTGGCTCAGCAATTGAACGCGTACTTTTTATATAAGCAGGTGCTTGTTGGTTTTTACGATCATGCGTCTTTTGTATTGAATTAACTGTAGTAGATATTTCTGTTTCATCTAAAGGTGGATTGTTTTGTCTGTTCCAAGATTGAACAAAAAACTCTACAAAATCTACGTTAATATCTTTAGCTATTAAATAACCAGCCAGTCTTGCAGCTTGGTCGTTCCTACTTCCTTCTTTTACACCCTTAATTGATAACGGAGCAGATATGGGCTTACCGTTTAATTTTTCTGCTCCGGTAATCTTTACCCATAACTCTTTGGTAAAGTCCGGAAGATCATCAACATCGTTTAGGCCCCAGTCATGTATAACAATAGGTTCGTAGATGGCGCCAGTAGCATGTATATTATGTGGAGCAATGATTAAGCCACCGACGCCGCGTAAGTCAATAAGTTTAGCTGGGTCTGTTGATTCAGTCCTTCTAGCTACGTAAGTTGTAAAGTTTTCCGGATTGTTATAGTAATAGTGCATACCCTTACCAGTTGCCACCTTAAAAGGTGTTACCGGTAGGTTGGCTTCTGCCCAATTAACTGACTCAGGTGTATCTGCATCTACGACAATAAACTTACCGCAGACCAAGGCTACAACTAAATCGTTTCTCCCCTTGAACCATTTCTCTATTTGTTCTGTCGTTGGTTGCTCTGTCTTATACTTTTCCCAACTGCCTAATTCTTTAGGCGGAACTTTATTATGCCTCTGTAGAGGTATAACGCTCAGTCCATATTCAGCATACGCAAGAGCTAAGTCCAACGCAGAATCCTGCGCTGTTACGTTTAAATTGAACACTTTTATTCAACACCATCTTCTACAGGTCCAAAGATAGATTCAAAATCTAATCTTCCGCCAGAGGCGTGAATAATTTTTTTAGCTTGTTTAATAGATGGCTGTCTTATTCCATATCTCCAAGCTTTGGTTGATGCTGGCGAACAGCCAAACAGTTCTGCTGCAGGTTCAATACCTACAAATTCTATATACTCCTTTAGGGTAATTCTTCTCACTTCTCGCTCCTTATATTCAGGTTCAATCTTCTGAGACGTGTAGACGCTTAGCTCTTTATCAGCTAAGCTCTTTATTCTCCAAAGATAATTAACCTTCCATTGTACTGGGTTAATTTCGTTCATTATACATTCCGTTAATTTATCTAGTTGACCTATTGTATATTATATTTTTTTATTTTAAAATAGATTTTTATTATTTATGGAGAAGAATATGTCGAATATCCTAGAACGTATTAAAAGTCCTAGCCAGTTGGTAGAAAACCAAGGGGCCAAACTTTTAATTTATGGTGCCTCTGGCGCCGGTAAAACAACAACGTGCGCTACTGCACCAGGTAAGACTTTAATTATTAGTATGGAGGCTGGTCTGTTATCTATTAAAGATGCAGATAATGTAACCGCTATTGAAGTTAAAGAAGCATCTGAGATTGAAGAGATTGCTGCGTTGTTAGAAAGTGGACAACTTGATTATGATACTGTCTGTTTAGATAGTGTTACTGAGATGTCTGAATTATTGTTAACGCAAGAAAAAGCTAGATCTAAAGATCCTAGAAGAGCATACGGAGAAGTTATAGAAGTTATGACTAAAACTATGCGTAGGTTTAGAGATCTAAAGATTCATGTAATCTTTGTTGCTAAAGAAGACAAGATCAGAGATGATTCAACAGGTATGTTTCACTATCAACCTATGATGGTTGGTACTAAACTACCGACACAAATTCCTTACTTCTTTGATGAAGTATTATGTCTTAGAACATTTACTGAAGAGAATGAAGAAGGAAAGAAAGTAACCAATAGATGGTTGCAAACAACAATTGGCGATAACTATATCGCTAAGGATAGGAGTGGTAAGTTAGATTCTTTTGAAGAGCCTAACCTATCATATGTTATTAATAAACTTGGTTTTACTACTAAAGGAGAAGATAAATGAGCGATTTTGCTGACGTCAAGTTTGATTTTGAAAGCAGGGATGAAGGTAACTCCTTTATTCCAGAGGGCGATTACAGATGCAGGATTAGTGTTTGCGAAAAAACTACATCCGCAGCTGGTAATGACTACCTGAAATTAGAAGTGCAGGTAGATGAAGATAAGTATAACAACTGGATCATTAGAGAGAATTACAATCTCTGGTATAACAATAGTGATTCCAGTAAGCAGGAAATGGTTAGAGAGATTGCTTCTAGAAACTTTGCTAAATTATTAAAAGCATTGGGTCTACAAGATAATCCACCGTCGAATGCTTCTGAGCTTGTTGGTAGAAAGGTTGTATGTAAACTCGGTATAGAGAAAAGCGACAACCCGGATTACGGCGACAAGAACAAAGTGCTTGAATTTAAACCAGTAGAGGGAATGAAGGCAGAATCTGCTGAAGCTCCACCTGCTTGGGTAACTGAAGAGCCAGCTGCAAAACCAGCTAAACCTTCGTTATAATTTAATTGGCTTGCTAGGGCGCCATAAGGGACCTCCATCATTCTCCGTAAAGTCTGATTCCCACCTAGTCTTTTCTTAATGGATTCTTAAGCTGATATGTTGCGTTGGATTGAATTTGGTAATACTTAATATGTCGAAATCATTTTCTGGATCTAACGTCTTTCCAAACTTAACAAAGAACTCAGCTGTATCCTGATTAGGAGCTGGTATGACAATAGCCTGGAGTTCTTGTTCGTCTCTATAGACACAGATGTATTTCGACATATACTGCATATTTGTAAATATAATAGTTATAGTATTAAGTCTACAATATTTGGCGAATTATAAATAGATAAATGTCCACCTTTTGAATAATTTTTATAGTCCTCTAAAAATTTCTGCATTCTTTCCCAGCCAATATCCATTTGCTCTTCTGTAATTCTGAATACTTTTGCAGCATAAGGTGGTACTTTCTCTTGAGCTACAAAGACAAACTCTTGAACTTTGAATCCAGCTTTCTCCATACCCCTTCTATACCAAGCTGCTTGCATATCGTAGCCGTATTTTCTAACAGATCCAGCAAAGGCTTTAGGATCGCAAGATTGCGTTGTTTTGTAATCTACTACTACAACGCTATTATCTGCATAAGGTTTTGTTAGGGGAGGGCAGAGAACGTCTGGACGGCATTTGCATAAGACTTCATCCTCATACCAGTAAAAGCTAGCCTCTGCGAGCTTACCTTCTGGATTGAGATACATATCGCCTTCTTCTATCATATTGGCTTTCATACCTTTAATATGATTTAGTTCAGCTTCTTTAATAACCGTTAGGCCTCTTTCTTCGTATTCTTTTTTAAGTTCTTTATTTGCATTGGTATACGGAGATCCAGCCAAAACAGCTATATCGTTATTAAAAGCTTCTTCGCCTTCGACTAGCAACGCGTGAGCTGCCGTTCCAAACTTCATAGCAGGGGTGGTTTCTTGTACGTGTTCTATTGCATGCAGTTGCGACTCGCCAAATCTGCGAATAGCACTGCTACTAATACCAACGCCGGCGTGATAAGCCTCGTTAGGTATATCGGCAAAGATTAAAGCTTCCCCTCTTTGCTCTGACTCATAAGTGTTTAGTTCATCTATCTTCATTTTCATACTCCAGGTGTAAGGCTTTGACAACCTTGTTAGTTAACATTGGCTTTGGCCAATACTGTAAATCGTCATACATTGCTTGTAAATTTTCTTGTAAGCTTTTAGTTATATAATATTTTGGCGATTTAATTAAATGCCAATATTCAATTATCTTATCCATATCATCTTGGTTTCCTCTGAATACTAGATCTAAATCTGTTTTTTCGTAAGGTACATATACAAAACCGCCCATTACTCTTAACGGATAAAATGCTGCCGGTTTACCTATCTCCATATGTGATTAACTATATTAGGAAACTTTCCAGAAAAATCTACTTTAATTAAGTTTGGCTTACGTATTTCTAATTGTCTAAACAAAGCTTCCTCTACTGTTCTTGGCGGAGACTTACGTAAACTTGCTGGCGTTCCCATTTGATTCCACCACCTTACGGCTTTGTCGCGTGGATAACCTGTATGTTCAAAACATATGTATTCACTAACTATTTTATTGGGTGTCTTGTATGACACTTTTAATACTGGGGTAGATGATCCTAATTTCTGATGTTGACCCACCCACATATCTATAACTTTTATTTCGTATTTAGTTTTTTTACCAGCGCTTGAAATAATATCTAACTTAGATGAAATAAGATCCAAATCTATTTTTCTTGCAGGGAATGTATGGCCACAATCTGGACATAGGCTTACGCTTTTAGGCACATAAGATTTACATGCAGGACAAGACTTAACGAGTGCTTGCCCGGTCTTTTTACGTTTACCTTTTTGATTGGGTTTAATCTGATTGATTGGACCATGACGTTCAATATTCTTAGCAAAGTCTAATACCAAACAATTCTTTTTACCTTCAGCTGGGCGCATACCCCTACCCATCATCTGGACATATAAACCAGGTGATTGGGTAGGACGCAACATGACGATGAGATCGGTGATAGGGGCATCGAACCCAGTCGTCAAGACATCGCAGTTTACTAAGGCTTTTAGTTTACCGCTTTTATAGTCTGCTATTAATTGATCTCTTTCATTTGAAGGTGTCTCTCCGCTGATAACCCTTGCGCTGATATTGCTGAAATCTAATAGTTTGCAGACCATTTCAGCATGCTTTATACCAGCGCAAAAGATTAACCATTGTTTTCTATTCAAGCCTTTGATAAGAACTTCTTGAATAGCTTTTTCTGTTCTTCCTCTGTCGTTCATTTTTTCTTGTAGATCTGTTTGAATAAACTCTCCGCCCCTCATTCCTACCGATTCTACGTCGTATTCAGTATCCATACACTTGGTTACTAAAGGTGCTAAATAGCCGTCGTCTATTAGCTTGACAAAGTTTTCACCGCTTCCGTAGTCAATAGCTATATCATCAAATATAGATCCATCGCCGTCCGTTAGCATTCCAGAGTTTAGTCTGTAAGGTGTAGCAGTAAAGCCAACAACTTTTAATTCTGGGTTTTGTTCTTTTAAAGAAGAGATGAGGGAACGATACATTCCCTCACCTTCTTTTGGAACTAAGTGGGCCTCGTCGATTACGAGGAGGTGAAATCGGGGGAGATGTTCCACTTTGTTCCAAACCGATTGAAGCTGAGCGTAGATAATATCGTTTTGACTATCTCGCCTTTTAAGACTGGCACCGTATAATCCTATACTTCCGTAAGGCCAAGCATCTTGTAGCTTTTCATAATTCTGTAGCAGTATTTCTTTGACGTGGCTTACGATCAAAGTATTCTGCTGGTTTTGTTGATTCATATGCAGAACAAAGTCTGCGATCACGTGAGACTTACCAGAGCCAGTAGGCATAACAACAAGGGGATTACCCTCTTGCGACGCTACATAGCTTTCTAAGGCATCTAAGGCCTCTTGCTGGTAATCTCTAAGTGGCATTAGGTACCAAAGTAAAACATGCCGGCAATAATAAGCACTATTAATAAAAGCTGAACTTTTTCTACATTATCCAAGTCTTCTATTTCTTTTACCTCTGGCTCTTCTATTTTTTTCATAATAGGTTTTTTCCTAACCCTTTTTCTTACAATTTTTTTCTTGGCAAGACTTTTTGCTTCTTTAGTTTTCATTTACTTTCTCCATAGATTTTGCATAGGCCTGGTCGAATAACACAGGATGATGATCATAAATATAACGCACAAATTCCGTTAGCCTTTTGTAGGCTCGTAAGTCTGTTTGCATATCTAAGAGATGCTTAGGACCGGTTGCTGCAGGTATGCCTATAGCTTGGTCCATTAGTTGGTTTAGTTCGTTCATATCTTCTCCTAAAAATATAATTAGAAAAAGAATAGCAAAATATATTTGCAAAGTAAACAAAAATGATTATACTATTTGTAATTAATTCATAAATCTGGAGAATGATATGAAACCTAATAAACACAAAGAGTTAGAAAAAAACTCAAACTTAGCATTTAACCTATCGGTTGACATGCTTAAAAAATATGCAAACGAATGTACCTTAGACAAAGATAAGGAGATGATGGATCCTATTGTTGGATCTTATCTACTCGTTCATAATTTAGCTATTGGTCTTTTGTATAAAGCCAAAGGCCACGAACAAGAACTCATCAACGTATTGCATAGCGCAATAGAAGATGCTGAGTATATTGTTGATAATACAAGAGAGGTAAATTGATATGAGTAGATTAAAAGATTTACTTTTAGATGCAGACATAGTAGCAGAGGAAGTTATTGATAACGGTTGCGAAGATTTTGCAGACTTCTGCGCAGGTATGAAGAAGCTTCGTCATAAAGCCAATAACTATTTATTGGATGATGAACAGTATCTAGAAGATACCTGGACAGAGCATACAACCAATCAAGCCTACAAATACGGAGAAGGCTAATTGAAATACGACGAACAAATATTCTGGATGATAGTTGGACTATTTATTTGTTTGTTTACCCTTTTAATAATTTAATCCGGAACAGGCACCTCATCTGGCTTGTATAAAAATAAAAGATGCAGTCGCCATATACTCTGAACTTTGGGATCTAGTTC